TTGCCGCAATTTGGCCTATCTGCTCGTCCGAATGTGTCCTGGCGTTACGGGCGTAAGGAATAAGTTTCTCAATGCTCCAGCGTTCTACCTTGTCTGCGGGATTGTTCATTTGTCCAACTTTTCTTTGGTTTTCATGTGAGCATTGTGCCACATTTGTGATTTTTCGTCCTTGCTCATTTTGCCTTGGTCTAGATTGGCATGGCAGATAAAGCACAATGCAGCCACAAACTCATCGCTGGATTTAATCCCCCGTCCTTTACCGTGCGCGCCTTCATTTGAGTGTGCCGCTACCACCGTCCCATCCTCTGCCCCGCAGTGCTGGCAGGGTAATGCTCGGCAGGCTTCTAGGCGTTTTTTATCCCGCAGATATTTCCTTTTTGGAAACATCATGCCGAAAACCTCACGCCTTTTTCTGCCCCGAATGCTTCCATCAAAGTCTGAAGGTCGCACATTTCGGCTTTGGTCATCTTGCTGGTTGATTGCCCCAGCACCACAAATCCACCGTCTAAGCCTGGCACAACGTCCTGCTTTTTAAGTGCCGCAGTGAAAACGTGCTTCCATTCCTCCGGCGTAAGTTTTCGCCCATACCAGTTAACTTGGTCACTTATTTCGTCAAGCATGGCCCAAAGTCTGGAGTTTTGCTCAAGGCTGCGGGTGGCTGGTTTAATCTCCAGCACCATCTTATGCCCTGCCATTAGTGCGCTTTTTAGCTGCGGCCAGATTGTTTTTGTCATTGCTGCATGGGCTTGGACTGGCTCCCAGCATTGAATTGCAAGTTTCATTTCATTACTCCAATCATTCGTAAGGCAGCTTCAGGGCCATCAATACGCACTAGTGTGCCTCCGGCCCATTTTGCAAAAAAAGCCTCTTGTAAATCTGTTAAACGCTTTTTAGGCCCATCTTTAATTTCTACTAAAAACGTATGCCCTTTATAGCCTACGAGTAGGTCTACAGGCAGGCCAATAATCCAAACGTAAGCGCCAGCCGCCCTAAGTGCAGTCACCACTTGAGTGGAGTTAGCGTCAATCCTTGCTGCTCGGCGCATTCATCTGCTCCATGATGTAGTTCTTTATTCCTGCGTAAACAGGCTCTTTGTCCAGTTCTTTTACCCGCTGCCAAGCGTAGTCTTTCCAGCCTGGAGCTTTGCAAAGCATTAGGTAGTGGGCAAAAATACGCTGGCGGGATTCATTCCACATTAATTCTTAGGGCATTGCGGGCCATTTGAACCACTGTTGGAGATTTTTTTACTCCAGCGGCATAGTCACCCAATATTTTCCGCGCCCAGTCCTTTGGATCGTGATTTACCTTTTTCATTCCTGCTAATTTCGCAAATTCCTGCTTTACCCTTTCTGGGTCTGCTGGCGGGCTAGGTAGCTGCGGCCTTTCCACCGCTGGCGCTTGATGGCATAGGTTTTTGAATTGCACCAAATTCGGCGGGCGTTCCGGCAGATGATTCAGCGCCCAAGAAATTGCCATCATGGATTCTTTGCTTTGCATGAATCCTGACAACGAATTGAGCCAAAACGACTTGATTTCGTTTAGCGGGGCTGACCCTATGGAATTGTCCCAAGCGTTCCCGTAGGTCAGCGAAAGTCGTTCAAAAAGGCGGTCAATGGGCTGTGTCATCTTCAATCTCCAAAAGTGGTGTGAATTCTTGGTCTGATGTCCTGCCGGTCATTGCTTCCCAGCGGGCACGTTTGAAATCGTAGTCCTTTTCGGCAAAGGATTTCTGTTCGCCTTTGTCCTTTAGCCATTCGGCCTTGAAGCCTGTCCAGCCCCTTGCACAGCACGTTTCTAAAGCTGCCTGTAGGCTTACCCCTGCTTTCTTTGCTTCGCGCTCTATGCCATCAATAGCGGTCTGGGTGACTGCTGCGCGTTTGGCTTTACGCAAACTTAACCAATCCTGCCAAACAGAATCCGTCACGCCGTTAGGCGGGGCGACTGTATTATTTGGTTTATGGTTTATAGTTTCTGGTTTATAGTTTATAGTTGCCTTAGCGATGGGTTGCGTGTCGGATGCCACTGGGATACCCACTGGGTTCTTTTTCCTACCACCGAGGCGACCATTAGCCCTGTTTTTCTCAGCCATTGCGTGATAAACAGCAATTACATCTTCGCAACGGGCATGAAACCATCCGTCTTCATGTTTCTCAAACATATCATTTAACACATCTCGAACTACTGAGGCTTCCACTCGGATGCGTCTGGCAACCCATTGGGTATCCAACGGGATTTTTTGCTCTGAGTCGTAATACATATCCAAAAGTCGGCGATAAGCCAAATCTTCTTCGTTGGATAAATGCCCTGTGGCGGCTTTGTAGTCACCAATGTTAAATTGGTAATAGTGCATGGTTTTCCTTCGCTGTCCTCCACTGACAAGGAAACTTCGGCAGGCGGGGAGGCTCGCTTTTCGGTACGCTCATGACTTCGTACCTAGCCGGGTTTCACAAAATTCTATACCACTTTTCCCGCTTCGGCAATCTGTTTCTTGAACTTGTAGCGCAGAACTTGCTCCCAGGCTTTGGGTGTGCCTCGCCGCCGCCAGTTGCTCACCACGTTCTGCTTTACGTCCAAGATGTAGGCCAGGCGACCCGTGCCGCCTGCTTCCTTGATTGCTATTTCTAAGATGTCCATCCCATAGAATTATACACGATTGTGTAGTCATTGCTCATTGTAAAAAACAATCGGAAACGCAAAACCGATAAATTTATATTTTTCAAAGTCTTGTAAAAGTACACAAATGTGATTTATAATTCAGCCATGCCCTGAACTTCTCGGGGTCTTTTTAGGAGTAAGCAACATGATTAAATTTAACAAGTTCCACGTTACCAACGGCGCAATCAAAGCCCGTGTCAGTTACCACTTAGACAACCGTGGTGACAAACGCAATTGCGTCACGATGTATGCAAGAGACTACACCCGTGAGCTGGGTCAACTCTTTGCAGACAATTACCAAAACAACACCGACAGCATGACCGACTATTTTGAAACAGGTCGGGTTGTTCTTTTTGAAGATCACCCACTTTATGCACAAGCTCGCGCAAGGGCAGAACAGTAAACCCAACGGGGCTTCGGCCCCATCAATCCCGCAAGGGTCTTTTTAGGAGAAATCATGCACACACCCGCACCCTGGCTCTTATCTGATGCCAGATCAACCAAGGTGGATTTAATCAACAGCGCAAAGGGTCACGCCATTGGCGAGATCGTTTGGGTTGATGTTCGCAATCCATCAGACGCAAAACTTATTGCCGCAGCACCTGATCTGCTAGAGGCGCTGAAAATTTGCGAATCAAACATCGCTTTGCTTCTTTGGTCAGCCCATCCAAAAGTTTATAGCATGTGGCTTGATGTTGTCCGTTCCGCCATCGACAAAGCAATAGGAGAAAAAGCATGAAAATCAAGACCACCATCTACATTCACTTCCAGAAATACAAGTGGGAAACCGAAGGCACTTACCAAGTGTATTCTTTCAAAGCAAATGACGATGACACTCGCACCTTTGTCTGTGAGCAACAAATCGAAGTCGAGGTTCCAGACAATTACGATCCAACAGCCCAGCAGATTGCCGCGCTAGAAGTTCAGAAGGCAAAGGCAATGTCCGACTTCAACAATACCGTAAAAGAAATAAACACCCGAATCAGCAAACTGCAAGCACTGGAGTACACAGCATGAGAGACATACACATTTTGTTAGCTGAATTCCGCGAGGCACTATTGCGCGGTTTCATTCCCCCCTTGGAAATGGCAAAGTTGCTAAACGACATGAACTGGTCGCTTACCAAAAATTGGCCAGACATTCACAACGGCCTGTCTGACAACTTGGACGATGTGAGCGACAACCTTTGGACATCAATTCAACAATTTGGAGAGCATGATGAATAAAAAATTAGCAGACATTTCCCTTGCCGTGTTTATCGGCATATCTTTAGCTTACGCACTTGTTTACGGATGGTCACTATGAAAGTTTACAAAGCAATCAACGCCGTTCAATCTGAACTGGCAATCCTTGGCATCACAAAAAACCGCCGAAACCAACAAGGTAGCGGTTACAACTTTCGCGGTATTGATGACGTTTACAACACCATTGCACCTTTGTTGTCCAAACATGGATTGTGCATTTTGCCTCGCGTCTTATCGCGTGAGTGCATTGAACGCACCAGCAAATCAGGAGGCGGCTTGTTCTATGTCACCGTAGATGCTGAGTTTGATTTTGTATCCGCAGAAGATGGCAGCAAGCATACGGTTAAGACGTTTGGCGAGGCTATGGATAGCGGCGACAAGGCTACTAACAAAGCAATGTCAGCGGCATATAAATATGCTTGTTTTCAAGCATTTAGCATTCCCACAGAGGCCGACAATGATGCAGATGCCCACACGCATGAACTTCAAAAGTCAGAACCAAACGTCAAATTTATTGAAGAACAATTAGGCGTTATGGCTACCTGTGCAACCGTTGACGAATTGAAACTTGCTTACAACGGTGCTTATGCTTGTTGCGATGGAGACCAGGTATATCAAGCAAAAGTCATTGCAGTAAAAAACAAACGCTTAAAGGAACTTAAAAATGTCTGATTTACCTAACGCATGGCCTGGACTAATGGAGCAAGGGACGGACGCATGGTTTACTGCTCGCATAGGCAAAGTAACCGCTTCACGGGTTGCCGACCTAATGGCTAAGACCAAAAGCGGATACAGCACCTCGCGGGACAACTACATGGCGCAACTGGTCTGTGAAAACATTACAAAAACCAAAGCGGAAGGATTTACCAACGCCGCAATGGAATGGGGAACGGAACAAGAGCCATTCGCTAGAGCAGCGTATGAGGCAAAAACGGGCGTGATGGTTGAGGAGGTAGGGTTTGTGCCACATCCACTAATTGAGTGGGCTGGCGCGTCCCCTGATGGCCTTGTTGGGCCTGATGGCCTAGTGGAAATCAAATGCCCAAACACGGCGACCATGATTGACACACTTTTGACCGGCAAAGTACCTGGTAAGTACAACACGCAAATGCAATTCCAAATGGCTTGCACGGGTCGCCATTGGTGCGATTACGTTGTATTCGACCCCAGGATGCCAGCCAAGGCGCAACTATTTGTCAAACGGGTTTTCCGTGATGATGCTTTTATTCAAGATATGGAAGCGGAAATTGTCAATTTCTTAGCTGAAGTAAACGTGCAAATTCAACAACTTAACTCAATCATTGAAGGCTAATTATGTCCAAGATCAAAAAAGAAATCTCTGTTATCAGCGGCAAATATACCAATGCCCAAGGTACAACAAAGAATCGCTACACCCGCATCGGGTCAATCATTGAAACCAAAAGCGGCGATATGCTGAAGCTCGATGTGACCCCACTAATGGAAGGGGGCTGGAATGGTTGGGCTTACATCAACGAACCAAAACCAAAGGATGAGGGCTTTCCTAAAGATAACTTTGAAGATGTACCTTTTTAAGGATAAATCATGGAACACTATCGCGCTAGGAACACTGACCCGATAACAAGCTGGCAAGCGGCTGACGAAGCAAAAGACATTGCCAAAGCCCACGCTGCATTGATTCTTAAAACTTTGATGGAGCAAGGCCCGTTAGGTAAAGACGGGATTGCTTTCTTTGCCGTAATGGATGGACACCAGGTAGCGAGGCGCTTGCCAGAAATGGAACGTGATGGTCTAGTTGGGTTGACAGGTAAGACTGTCAAATCTATTGCCAAACGTGCTGAAAGGGAATGGTATGCGATTTTTTAAATTTATTAAGGATTATTACCGCGACTTAACGCCAGCAGAGGTAATTCAGCGAGAACTTGCCCAAGCCCATCTGGAGATGCTAAACGCTGAGACTGCTGTGGAATATGCACAGTCCATAGTGGACTACAACGTCACACGAATCAAGCGTTTAAATGAACGCATAGAAGAGTACAAATGAAAGACCCCCACACATTAGCAATGGAGCAATACGCAGAAGCCTCTACATGGCTTGAGCGCACTGGTGGTTATGCGCATAGCATGACTTTGCGCGACCACTTTGCAGGAACAGCTTTGCATGGTTTCCTTGCTTACGCTGCAACCGTAGGAACCTATGCGCCGCCAGATGATGAGCTTGCACAACAGGCTTATCAAATGGCAGACGCAATGCTCAAGGAGAAAAACAAATGACTTGCTCATGTTGCACCTACAAATGCGAACAGGGGCGCGATTGCCCTGTCAGAAAACAGCGCATCAAAGAAGTCAACGATGCCTATACAAACGGTTACAACGATGCTCAACTGGACGACCCCTACGTCGACACAATCGGCACTTTTAAGGCGCTGGTAATTGTGCTGGCAGTGTGCATTGCTGTGACACTGCTATTTTTTATTTGGAGGTAAGTATGAGCATCCTAGAAATGGCACAAGAGTACAAACTAATTGGAATGCGTC